TATCAACGTCTTGAAGTAAAATGTTGCTTCACGATACGTTTGCCATTTTCATCAGTCAGAATGTGATCTCTCTTCTTACCAAAAAAGCCATGACCTGCACTAGTCGATAAATTCATTGAACGCAAATACGAATCATTAGCTGCACCATTTAGTGTTGCATCAAAAGTGAGAGGTTGTATAGGCGAACATCCTTTACAAAATCGATCCAACATGAGTGCATAAACTTTATCACAAATTTCCTCCGATAGTACCGCACGCTCTGTATTAATATTACCCAGAGCAGTGTGATAGGGTGAAACATACACATCTCCTCTCATATGTGGTAGCATTACAGGGGCACCAAATTTGGGACCTTGCGAATCGATCAACGACATATTCAAGATCTTTTCATAAACAGATCTCAATGAATTTGGTCGAACTTCACTCTTTTTGGGGAGAGTTATTGCACCAGGAAGTTTTCCTCTGAGGTACAGAGAATGATATGGAGCATACGCAAAAGGAGATTTTGCATTCGGAAATTCAGTGTCTGGAAGAGCAATATCTTCCGAGAAAATCTCATGACACTTCCCTTTGTATACGAGAGCACCGCGATACAGTGGAAGTGCATAAGCTCGGCTTGAACCTCGTTCTCCAGCGAAATGGACTCCTGCTATGGCGAATCCAGCGCCAAGTGGAACAATGATAGGGGTTCCACATTTTCCACCAGCATGGTCGCTCCAAGAGTATTCATACACATTCGCATGAACGGATGGATTGTCCGGATTGATGACTATAGAATCATTAACACTTAGAACGGAACGCACTCCATTTATGTAACAGATGTTAGTTTTAACCATCTGTTCAGTAATGAAAGGTCTAATATCTCTAAATTGAATTTCATCCAAAGCAATCAGTGAAAGATCCGAAGATATTTCGACTTTTTGAGTGATGATGGAATTTCTGTAACTGGTTGTCTCTTTAGCGCCCATATAAGTCGGAGCGACTTTTATAGATGCAGGAAGGTCTCCTAAGGCATGAGTATTGATAATTGCAATATTCCCGTAGACACCCAGGATATTGGTATAGTTGTAACCATCTCCTTTAGCTATTAATGCTTCTCTAGTGTTTCTCCTGGCTACATTGGACACAGTCTCCAAAGTATTTTGCATCTGTTGAGTAACTTGAGGGTAGTCTACAGTATTCCAATACATAGTATTCTTAACTAACAATCTATCTTTAGGCGGCGAACACCCAAATCTCTCTTCAATAGTTCTCTCATCGATATCTGTACGAGGTAGAACTTCACTTTGGGAAGATATTTGAATCTTATCGCGTGAAGATGCACGTAAAAATACCGCGACTGTAGTAAGCACAAGAGACATAGAAGCTGCCACTGCGAGCATTATCTTATATCTCTTATTGGTACGAACTATTTGAATAGTATCAGAAAGGCCAGTATGATACTTGATCATTGACCAACTGTCCGTTCGTCTAGTCTCCAAATACAACCGTGCAAGATTCAGTGTGAAATTACTCCTAGTAAAGATAAATAGATATAGAAGAAGAAATTGTAATCCAAGAGTATAGAATGCGCCTCTTGACATGTTATACAGTAGGAATAACATTGCGGTAAAAATTACTCTATTCCGAATAGATTGAGAAAGAGCGAGACTTATAATTTGGATGAAAAATTCTCCGAGCACGGTGAATAGGAAAGTAAAAATTGGAATAATCAAACGATGCTCAATAAACCACCACTCCCACGTCAATGGACGCTTAATGGGTAAAAAATTCCAACTTTCAAATTCATTAACACGCTGAGGTGCAGGGGCTTCTTTGTAATCATCTACGTCGAAATCGCTCATTCCCTCTCTGCGCCTAATTGCAGATAGGGTGTTCCTGGAAGGATTCGCGGCGATATTGAGACGTATTTCTTCCCAGTATTTTTCTTCATTCTCTTTAAGTTCTTGCAATTTCGCGTTGAACTTAGGTACATAAGGAGAAATATCATAATCGTGCTGTAGTCTCTCTCGAGTGGCAGCCGACTTCTCAATATCTTGTTCGTATATGGAAGTTAACAATTCAGAAAAATCATGAATGTTACCTGATTCCATCTTAACCAAGGTCTCAAAAGAAGAATTTGCTGTAGGCAACCTAGTGGTGACTCGGAAATTCCATCTATCCATAAGATCGCCTCCAGAACCAAAAGATTTTGCGGGATCGATCCCGACACCATCTTTTAATTTAAATTCCGGTTTGACTGTAACTTCAACAAATATAAATCTTCGGTAAAAAGCAGAAGGATTATTTACTGTATATTCCAAATTCAGATTTGGATTATTGGTATCCACTATCACGACTTCAGGATTTGCTTTAACTTTGCCTTTCCCTTCAAATGCCATGTCACAAGAAAATTCTTGTTCGTCGATCAGAGAGGTCAGCTCTTCCAAAAGATCATCGCCCTTAGCTTTGACGAGATCCCTATGTTTGGAACCAAGCTCAGAATAAAGAATATATGGATGCGCTGATGGAATATAGCCTTCCCAATATTTGGAACTTTTTGTTCGTGAATATTTATAGAAGTAACTCCACTTGCGGTTGCGCACATAACAATGTACTCTCAGTAAATGATCAATGATTTTGGATTTTCCAGTTCCTGGAAGTCCATGTACGACGAAAGCCAGAGGAGCAGTACGAATTTTACCTCCGATGAGCTGCTGAGCGGAAGCTAATGCTCCTTCTAACTTCAACCCTAGATTAGTAAGAATCATCGAACGCTTATCGGAACGCTTCAATCTAGGTATTAAATCCTTGATTGTTTTGAGCAATTGATCTCCGGAAGCATAGAATTCTCTAACCTCCATCCTCCCCTTAGTTGGCAATCCCAAGTATAATCTGTCTTCATAGACTAACAACTTATTGGCGGCATCTATAGCAGCACTAAAGGGATCCTCTTCGGTGAATAATTGAGACAGCGTATATCCTTCCATATATAGGTTAAAATAATACATCAAATTTTCCAGGGTCTTCGACATGCGATCCAGGAAATCAACTAAGGGCATCGAAGGTAAAGGTCCAAATAGAGATTGAATTTTTCCAGAAAGGAACTCAGGACATAAATTTGTGCTGGCAATAACCACTATAGCATCTCTGATAGCGGTTAGGAATCCTGAATTAAGAACCCTCCTCAAGAATGAAAAGGGATTGAATGCTTCATAGGAAATTTCAGTAAAGTATTCTTGGAAGAAATTCTTACAACTATTAAAATAATTAAATATGAGATCAGGAGTTGAAGAAGAAACATAAGGTGATAACCACTGAAAAGTTGCGGCTACGAAATCGTAGTAATCTCGAGCGCGCGAAACTTGAAACAAGTAAGTGAAGAAATTTCCTAAAATTCGAC